TGGATTACACACCAGAGGAACTTATATATCCACCAAAGGGAGATGAACAAAGATACCCGCAACCAGAAATCCCAGCATCAGACCCACCGCCCGCCTCGAAGATCGAGGATTGCCCGCCTGTTGGTGCAGCAGAAATTGGAACTAAAATCGAAGATGGCCGGAAAGAAATAATTGGGTATCAATTGATTGGCAATCGTTGTGTTACGCAGTACAAGAAGTTAACAACGACACAACAAATCGTTAATGCTATACCAACTGCCCCTCAAGTTGTCAGCACTACTGGCATTACTCTTATTGCTACAAGTGCGGCTCTTGCTACTCCTTTGCTTTTAAAGGTGGTAAAACCAATCGTTAAACAGATTATTAATCGAGTTAAAAAAGCTTTAGGTAAACCAGTTAGACCTTTAACACAATCAGAAAAAAGATCTAACGCTTATCGGGAGAAGAGGGGCTTACCACCTCTAAAGGTTTAAGTGTATGTCTATGCGGTAAGACTTGTCCCATCTTGGGTTTTACG